TGTCGAAAGACTACCTCAACCCACAGGATGGCGCATTCTTGTAATGCCGTACCAGGGTAAGGCTAAAACTGGTGGTGGATTATTTATTCCAGATGAAATTCGCGAAAGAGAGGCAGTAGCTACTGTTGTTGCTTATGTTATGCGAGTTGGCCCAATGGCTTACAAGGATCCCAACAAGTTTGGACCCGACGCAGAGCCGTGGTGCAAGCAAGGTCAATGGGTTTGCATTGGTCGATATGCTGGATCTCGTTTTAGAATTGAGGGTGGTGAAGTTCGCATCATAAATGATGATGAAGTCATTGCTACTATTTTAGAACCAGATGACGTTAAACATATTTAGGAGAGAGACATGAGTGAAGAAACTGAAATCAAACAAGCTGGAGATTCTGAGGAAGAGGTTGTAGTAGAGCTGGAAGAAGAACAGTCCGCATCCGACGACCAATCTGAGATTCGAGTAGAACAAGAGCCAGAAGAACCTAAAGTTGAAGCGAAGGTGCTTGAAGAAGGTTCCGATGAGGAGCTTGAGACTTACAGCAAAGGCGTTCAAAAAAGAATAAAAAAACAAACAGCTAAGTATCATCAAGAGAAACGAGACAAAGAAGAAGCGATGAGAGTTGCTCAGATGCAACAGCAAGAGATTGCAAATCTTAAGACTCGTATGCAACAATTAGATACTGGTTACGTTGCCGAGTACGGTGGCAGACTTGAGAGTCAAAAAGCTGCAGCGCATAACGCGTATAGAGCGGCGCATGAAGATGGGGATTCAGAAGCTCTTCTCCAAGCTCAAGAGGTTTTAAATAGAATAGCTATTGAAGAACAAAGGTTTCATGTTGCTCGATCTCGTCAACAGGCTCAACAACAACAGCCACAGCAACAAGTCCGGCAACCACAACAACAAGTCCAACAACCACAGGCTCAACAGGTAGATCCCAAGGCCAAAGCTTGGACAGAAAAGAATACTTGGTTCGGTCAAGACGACGTTATGACCGCATCCGCGCTTGCTATTCATAACAAACTTGAAGCAGAAGGCTTTGACATGGGTAGTGATGAGTACTACAATACGGTAGATAGTCAGATTAGGGAATATTTTCCCGACAAGTTTTCTGGCTCCCAACCGAAGAAAACGGGAGGAGGTAACCAGGTCGCACCCGCTGGTTCTTCCGCATCCCGCAGTACCAAACAGGGGCGCAGGACCGTGAAGCTCACGCCGTCACAAGTTGCTATGGCAAAAAAGCTAAATGTTCCTCTGGATAGATATGCAAAGGAATTTTTGAAAACTAGCGAGAAAGCTAACAACTAAAGGAAAATAAAATGGCAGATGCAAGAGCACCACGATCAACTGAAACGCGAGAAAAAGAAACGCGCAGAAAACCCTGGGCACCGCCCAGTCGCCTAGATGCCCCCGCACCTCCAGAAGGTTTTGTGCATCGTTGGATACGAACAGCTATGCGAGGAGAGGATGATCAAGGTAATGTTCATGCTAAACTTCGTGAAGGGTGGGAACCCGTCCGTGCTGATGAACATCCAGGTACCCAGTATAACACTATCGAAGATGGTAAATTTATGGGTGTAATCGGGAATGGTGGCTTGATGTTATGTCGAATACCAATCGAAACGGCCAATGAGAGAAACGAGTATTACGGGACCCGTACCCGCGAAGCAATGGCGGCAGTCGATCAAGATCTAATGAAGGAACAGAATCCTTTGATGCCTATTCATCAGAGTAGGCAAAGTCGTGTAACCTTCGGGCGGGGAAAACCCCCTTCTGATAATTAATGAGGTGCTATAATGGCAAATGTTAATGTAGCCTATGGTCTGAAACCCATAGGAAAACTTGGTCAAGCGACCAATTCTACTGGTATGACAGAGTATCGCATAGCCGTCGCAAACACTAATCCAATATTCCAAGGCATGCCGGTTATACCGTTAGCTGCGGGAGTTATTGACGATCTACAAGCTGCGGCTGGTGGTAACGTCTCTATTGTTGGTGTTTTTGGCGGATGTGAGTATACATCTTCAAGTACTGGTAAAATAGTATGGTCGAATTACTGGCCTGGCTCTGGCGCGGATACTGCGTATCCTGTCAAAGCTTTCGTGTATGATGATCCAAACCAACTGTTCTCTGTTGCTACGTCAAATGTAGTTGCTGGAGCAGATACTGAAGCAGAAGTCCGCACAGCGGTTTTTGCTAATATTGCTCTTGCAACAGGTAACAGCGGTTCTACTACCACTGGTATGTCTTCTGCAACAGCGGATCTAAATACAATCGCAGCCACCAACACTTTGGCGTTAAGAGTTATGGGTATCGTAGAAGATCCCGATAATGCTGACTTCACTGTTGCTGGTATCCCTTTAATCGTTAGAATCAATAACCACTTCAATGCGCCAACTGGCTCCATTGCGGCGGGTTCTGTTTCAACAACTGGCGTATAGGAGACTAGAAAATGGCTATATCACGCGCACAACTAGCGAAAGAGCTAGAGCCTGGTCTCAATGCCTTATTTGGCATGGAGTACGACAGGTACGAAAACCAGCACTCGGAAATATACACTACTGAGTCTTCAGACAGAGCGTTTGAGGAAGAAGTTATGCTATCCGGGTTTGGAGCTGCTCCGAATAAATCGGAAGGTTCCGCTGTAAACTTCGATGATGCTGGCGAAGCATATACTGCTCGCTACAACAACGAAACCATCGCATTGGCATTCTCAATCACGGAAGAAGCTATCGAGGACAATCTCTATGATCGTCTTGGAAGCAGATATACCCGTGCTCTTGCGAGATCAATGGCTCACACGAAGCAGGTTAAAGCTGCCGCTATTTTGAACAATGCGTTCACTGGTGGTACTTCTGCCGGAGGCGACGGAGTTGCACTTTGTTCAACTGCACACCCTCTTACAAACGGTGGGACACTGGCAAATACTCCAGCGACTGCATCTGATCTAAACGAAACTTCTTTGGAAGATGCGTTAATCAGTGTTGCTGGGTATGTCGATGAGCGTGGACTAAAAGTTGCACTTCGCGGTATGAAACTTCTTCTACCACGGCAACTTCAGTTCATTGCAGAGCGTATCATGGTATCTAATCTTCGGGTTGGCACTGCGGATAACGACACTAACGCAATCAAATCAATGGGAATGGTTCCTGAAGGCTATGCCGTCAATGACTTCCTAACTGATCCAGATGCGTGGTTCGTTAAAACAGATGCTCCTCGTGGGTTTATTCACTTTGAGAGAACTCCTATGGCGACGAACATGGAAGCTGACTTCGACACAGGCAACATGCGATACAAGGCTCGGGAGCGTTACAGCTTCGGATTCTCTGATCCACGTTGTGTATTCGGTTCGCCAGGAGCGTAATCGGAACTAATAAAAAATAGAGGGGGCGGCTATTTAGTCGCCCTCTTTTTGTTTTAACAAGGAGAATGAAATGAGTATTGTAAACTGGATTATGAAACGTTTATCTGAACCATCTAGCTACGCTGCGATTGGTGTAGGAGTCATAGGTATAGGAATGATATCGGGTGTAGGTGAATTATTATTCCTCGGCGTTGCCTGTGCTATTTTAGGATTGATCATTGCAGAAGAATCTAAAAAGTGACAAATAAATAGAGAAAGGGTCCAGTATCAACTTGACCCTTTCTTTTTCTTTTAGAATATTGTATTCTATACACACCTTGACAGTCGCATCCCGCGACTGACATTTGCCACGACAAGGAGATTCAAATGGCTAATACAACTTTTAACGGACCAGTTCGTTCCCAAAACGGCTTTCAAGACATTTCTATTGCGGCCACCACTGGTACTGTAACAGTAAATTCAACTTATTCTACCTCTGCTAACGTAACTGCGGGTATTTCCAACGCTACTGGTATAGTTGCACCAACGGGTACTATTACACAAATGGCAAACGCCTTCGCGGCTGCTATGGTAAAAAATACTCATTATCTCACACCAGCTAATGGCGCGGCTATCACGGCAACTTTGCCCGCCGCCGCCTCCAGTGAAGAAGGCGACGCAATTGTTGTTGATTTCAACGTGGTTGTGGCTAACGGAGCGACAATGAAGTTTGGTACTGCGGGCGAGTTCTTTGAGGCAAACTCTGCGGGGTACACAAATACTACTGTACTAGCGAATGTTCTCGCCGTGTCCTTGGCGAACGGCACTAGCCATGATTTCTATAATGCAGTTGGATTGACCAACGCGGGTCCAGGTATTGGAAGTCGTATCGTCTTTACATTTAACGGAACAGCGTGGCGTGCAGAAGCACGCATGACATCTTCAGGTACTGCGGCTGCGGCGGGTACTTCGGTCTTTGCTACTTCCTAATTAATCTGGCGGGGTTAACTCCCCGCCTACACTTTAAAGGAGAATATTATGGCGGGTTCAGACGTACAATCGACCTTCATTGAATCGGCGGCAGCAGATCCAGATGGGATTTCAGCAAGTGCACAGGTTGGAAACAACGCTAATTTAGTCATAGGTGGCGCGTTAGCAAGCGGCGGTGCTGTTACTTTTGATAATCCAAGAAATGTTACTATTACTTCTGGTGGTAACGATAGTGGAATAACTTTCACTGTTACTGGAACAGATGCAAGCGGCGCGGCTCTAGCAGAAACTATTACAGGCGGCAACGCTGGAATAGCAACAGGAACATCAATATTTGCAACGGTCACTCAAATAACCGCAGTAGGTGATCCTGCGGGAACAGTTATAGCAGGATCGGGTGCTACAATACAGGCTACTATTTTTGCTGGAAGGTGCAGATTAAAAGGTATTTATTTAGTTAGCACTGCAACAAGTGGAACAATTTCATTCAGGAACGCTTCTGTAACAGGAACGGCTCTTCTACAATACAATACTCCAGCCGGTGTTGGCGCGGAATATCCAGATGTCCCAGACAATGGGATGGTGTTTCCAGACGGTGCTTACCTTACTTACAGTTCTGCTCACGCAACTTCTGCAACGATCTTTTACGCTTAGAGGTTCTTATGGCTGATAACATGCCAAAGAGAAATAAA